CTGCGGCAATCTGCCAAGAGCGCGTTACTGGGCTGCGGCTATGGCCTGGGCTGGGCATCGTTCGCGTCACAGCTTCTTACGGGATTCCTTGGGGCTCCCCCAGTTCGCTACTCGAAAGAGTTTGCTAAAGCACTGGGCGTGGACGGAGAATATGCGCAACGCTTCCTAGACTGGGATGAGAACGTCACGAAGCTGGAGGAAATCCCCCGCATCTGCACGAGCAAGGAACTGCTGGTGCACTGCCTTGCGGCCAAGAAGATCATCGACATCTACCGGGCAACTGCCGCACCTGTCGTAGAGATGTGGGACTTGTTTGGCCAACTCATCGAGCGCAGCCTGTACAACGGCAAGGAGTACACGCACAAGTGCCTGACCTTCAAGAAGGGGGAGATCATCTTGCCAAGCGGTATGAGTTTGTTGTATCCTGATCTCAAGCCCCTCAAGGATGACAAGGGCCGGGTGCAGTGGGTTTACGGCCCCGACCAGACCAAGCTATATGCTGGTAAGATAACGAACAACGTCACGCAGGGCGTAGCAAGATGTGTGATGACAGACGGGATGCTTCGCGTAGCAAAACAGTATCCAGTCAAAGGGACAGTGCATGACGAGCTGATCGCCGTGGTGCCTGACGATGAAGTAGCCACCGCTAAGACATGGGTCTTGGCGCAAATGACTATGGAGCCGAAGTACTTGCCGGGGATACCCCTGGCCGCTGACGGTGGTGCGCACCGTCGTTATGGGTTAGCAAAAAATTAAGGAGAAGCAATGACAGTAAAGCACAGACAGATACCGCGCAAGATGCGCGTAGGCAGCAGGACATACTCGGTTGAGGTTGTCGAAGCGATGATCGAGAAGAACCTGATGGGGCGCACGTACTACCCCGACAGGAACATCAAGATCGGACTCAAGAGCAACAGCACCGGGCGTGTGTACAAGCCCACCGAAGTCCACGACACCTTCTGGCACGAGGTGGTGCACGCCATCTTGCACGACATGGGCGAGGACAGCTTGAACAAGAACGAACGCTTCGTGACCCGGTTCGCCAACCGCTTGACCAAAGCAATAGAGACTGCGAGATTTTGATGATTCACGAAGTAATTTACGAAGACGACAAACCAGTGTTCGTGCGCTTCTATGCGGTGGCCGTGTCAGACTACGGCAGTGAGGGGTGCACGCCTACGCATCGAGAAGAATGTCCACTTACTGGCTTTGTTGCGTGCGTGGGTCGATCAGGCGACAACATCTGCGGCGGGTACTACGGCCACGCAGGTCCTCATGTTGTTAAGTGCCGCGAACAAAGGAAAGCAAATGGCTAAGGTGACATGGAGCCACAGTGCTCTCAAGGATTTCGAAGGGTGCGCACGCAGGCACCACGAAGTCAAGGTGCTCAACAACTATCCGTTCCAAGAGACGGAGGCCACGCGCTACGGCACGAGCTTTCACTCAGCGGCTGAAGTCTACATTCGGGACGGCACACCGCTGCCCCCTGAGTTTGCTTACGCCACGGCGGTGCTTGATGCGCTCCTGGCCAAACCGGGGAGGAAGCTGTGCGAGTACGAGATGGGCATCACCCCGGACTTGCAGCCGTGCTCCTTCAACGAACCCAAGCGCTGGGTGCGGGGCATCGCTGACTTGCTCATCATTGACGACGACAACTTGACCGCCTCGGTGCTGGACTACAAGACGGGCAACAACAAGTACCCAGATCGTGACCAGCTAAAGCTCATGTCCCTCATGGTGTTCAAGCACTTCCCCCATATCCGCAAGGTGCGTTCAGCGCTGCTGTTCGTGGTCAAGAACGATATGGTCAAACACACCATGGCCGTGGACGAGACCGAGGCTGAGTGGTGGCGCTATCGTGAGCGTGTGGCCAAGCTGGAGTCCTGCTATGCCACAGGCGTATGGAACCCAACGCGCACCCCGCTGTGCGGCTGGTGCCCTGTGAGATCATGTGAGTTCAACCCTAAACACTGAAAGGCAAACCATGGCAACCCGCAACTACAAAGCTATATACAAACGCGATTTGGAAACGGGCAGGTCTGGCCCTGACTCCGATCAGCACGAACGCCAACGCGCTCGGCGTGAGTATGACAAGAAGGGCATCGCCCGCACTGGCAAGGACATTGACCACATCAAGCCGCTGCGCAAGGGCGGCAAGTCAGTACCGGGCAACCTGCGGTTGCGTGCTAAGAAGGCCAACCAAGGAGACAACAAATGACATTCGAGGAATGGTGGAAGACCCTCACGGTCTCAGAGCAAAAGCTCATAGGCTACAACGTAGCCCGCTTCGTTTGGGAACAAGCGTTGGCGTTAGGAAAAAAATAAACCCGAGAAGCGAATGCAAATCATAGACAACAAAGCACTGCTGTTCACTACCCGCAACCCCAACAAGTACTGCATCATTCCAAAGCACAAAGTCATGCCTCGCACAGATGGTGGCTTTGATGTTGCAGTCTATTGGGGGTTGGATGAGGCGCGAGTGTTGAAGAACCTCGGTGTCAAAGATGTACCCTCGCCCATCGTGAGGAAGTACCCCTGGCCTGGGCGCTACAAGCCCATGGCCCACCAAGTCGAGACCGCTGCCTTCTTGACACTACACCGCCGCGCATTCGTGTTCTCGGAACCCGGCACAGGCAAGACGCTATCCGCACTGTGGGCAGCGGACTACTTGATGCAGCGCGGTGAAGTGCGCCGCGTGTTGATACTGTGCCCCCTGTCGATCATGCAGTCAGCGTGGGTGGGAGACATCAGCAATAGCATCATCCATCGCTCGGCCATAGTCGCGCACCATCCCCAGGCTAGCAGGCGCATCGAGATGATTCAGCAGAACTACGAGATCGTCATCACCAACTACGAGGGGTTGAACCTGATAGCCGATGAGATCAACTCCAACGGCAAGTTTGATCTGGTGATCGTTGATGAGGCCAACGCATACAAGACCGTCAGCACACGGCGCTGGAAGTCACTGGCATCCATCATCAAGCCCAACACCTTTTTGTGGATGATGACGGGCACACCCGCATCGCAGTCGCCTGTGGATGCCTATGGTCTGGCCAAGCTGGTCAACCCGGATGGTGTACCCAAGTTCTTCACAGCATGGCGCGACAAAGTAATGAACAAAATGACCATGTTCAAGTGGGCACCCAAGGCAGACGCCAAGGACACCGTGCATGAGGCACTACAGCCCGCCATTCGCTTCACCAAAGAGCAGTGCTTGGACTTGCCGCCCGTGCTGACCACAACCCGCGAAGTGCCGCTGACCCCACAGCAAGCCAAGTACTACAACATGCTCAAAGAGCGCATGGTGGTGCAAGCCGCAGGCGAGACGATCAGCGCGGTCAATGCGGCGACAGCGGTAAGCAAGCTGTTGCAAATTAGTTGCGGGGCGGCGTACACCGATGACAAGGAAGTGGTTGAGTTTGATTCGGCTCCTCGCCTTGGCGTGTTGGAAGAAATTCTGGAGGAGACCAGCCGCAAGGTACTGATCTTTGCGCTGTTTCGCTCGAGCATCGACGGCATCCACACGCATCTGCTCAAGAAGGGCATCGCCGCTGAGTGCATCCATGGTGGCGTGACAGCCAGCAAACGCGCTGACATCATCCGCCGCTTCCAAGAAACACCTGACCCCCGTGTGCTGGTCATGCAGCCCCAGGCTACAGCGCACGGCATTACCTTGACTGCTGCCGACACTGTGGTGTTCTACGGCCCGCTGATGAGCGTGGAGCAATACATCCAGTGCATAGCCCGTGCTGACCGCAAGGGACAGAACTCAGACAAGGTAACCGTCATCCACATCGAGGGTAGCCCCATCGAGAAGAAGATGTTCAAAGCCCTTGGCGGCAAAGTGAGCGACAACTCACTGTTGACCGATATGTTCACCCACGAAATTAAATCTTGAAAGGAGTTGCAAAGCCAAAAAATCTGTGTACCATGTCCAACCTTAGACAAAAAAACAGGAGAAGTAGATGAGTGATGAAGCAGTTCCCCTCGATAAGTTGGCGAGGGTCTACCGCAAGATTCGTGACCGCATCGCTGTGCTGACACAGGAGTACGACACCCAAGTCGAACTGCTCAAGGCACAGCAAGATGAGATCAAGAACGCGATGAAAGAGCATCTCAAGACGCTCGGCGCAAGCTCAGTCAACACGCCGCAAGGCACGGTGATTATGAGCATCAAGACACGGTATTCGACAGACGACTGGGATTCGTTCAAGGAGTTTGTCAAGACCGAAGACGCCATCGACTTGTTCGAGCGGCGCATCCATCAAGGCAACATGAAACTGTTCCTTGAAGACAACCCCGGCAAACTCCCGCCTGGACTCAACTCCATGCACGAGTACGACATTTCCGTTCGCAAACCTTCCAAGTAACCCCAGGAGAAACCTATGAGCAACGTAGCTCTTTTCAACCCTTCCCAAGTCCCGTCCTTTGCACGCAAAGGTGAGTTGTCCGATATTGCCAAAGCCCTTGCAGGCGGTGGTGCTGGCCAGTCAGGTGAGCGCATCTCCATCAAAGGTGGTGTGTTTCGTTTGCTGTCAGGCGGTAAAGAAATCGCCGCCATTGAGGAGCGCTACCTCGATGTGGTGATCGTCAAGGCCGCGCCCAAAGTCGCCCGTACCTTCTACATGAAGAAGTATGACGGTGAGACCGCAGCGTCCCCCGACTGCTGGAGCAATGATGGCGAGACCCCAGACGCCAAGTCCAAGAACCCCCAGGCCGACACCTGCAACGGCTGCACACAGAACATCGCGGGTTCAGGTCAAGGCAACAGCCGCGCCTGCCGCTACCAACAGCGCCTTGCTGTGGTGCTGGCCAACGACATCGAGGGTTCAGTCAAGCAGTTGGCCCTGCCTGCCACCTCGCTGTTCGGCAAGGAAGTTGGCGAAGACCGCCCATTGCAGGCGTATGCCCGCTGGTTGGTGGCCCAGGGTGTTGACCCCAGCACCGTTGTGACCCGCATGAAGTTTGACACCAAGGCCGAAGCGCCCAAGTTGTTCTTCAAAGCCATGCGCTGGCTGACCGATGAGGAGTACGCCGAAGCTACCAAGCAAGGCGAGTCCGAAGATGCCAAGCGTGCGGTGGTGATGAACGTGGCTGCACAAGACAGCGTAGCTCCTGCCAACCCCCTGGGCGGCACACCGCCCAAAGCGGCCAAGGCTGCGCCTGCTCCCGTTGCTGAAGAAGAGGACGAAGCACCTGCTCCCGCCCCCAAGGCCAGCAAGAAGCCCAAGACCGAGCCCGTAGCGGACGCGGACGAGGAGCCGACTGTGAAGAAAGAAGAGAAGAAGCCCAGCGCCGTGCCCGGTAAGAAAGACTTGGCATCTGTTGTGGCTGATTGGGACGACGAGTAAAACCAGCGGGGGCTTCGGCCCCTGTATTAACGATGGCCTACTCAGAAAAAACAATTAACGCGATCATGCGTG